CACCCGTATGGGTCGTTTGTATCAATTTTGCCTTCGGATGTCTACCCATAAAGAATGCAGGGAACAAATGCGACGCAAATTCGGATTTTGTGTGTCTTGGAGGCATATTCACGATTAAACGCTTCAATTCGCCGTTCGCGACGCGATTCAACTTCTCAGCATAAACCTTGTGGTGATGTCCTTGGACAAAATCAGGCCAAACCATCTTAACAAAGCTTAAAAAGTCCTTTTGCCCCTTTTCTTGCTTTTCAACAAGCGCTTTTCGCAAAATAAGCTTCAAAGTATTCGTATCCAAGCTTTCTAGATTCGAAATCGTTTCCATTTTTTAAAAATTTTTTTAGAATGGGAATCATAACGTTTTTTGGGGTAATTGTCACTCTCAAACTGTCTTCGCCTATTTTTAAAGCATGCTTATCGAAAAAGGGGGGGATGGGGGTCGATATGAGGAGTATTGGGACACAGAGCTGGCGCTCCACTATGCGCGAGCGAGGATCCCGGGCGCCGCATGTAGTAGTGTTGCAAAAATACAACACAACATCTAGTATGTCCCGGGCCGCTGCATATAGTAGGTGGACCCAGGCACAACCACTACATCTAGGTCAACACATTTATTTGCATCTTATCCACATTATCCACACACTTATTTCACCTATCCACATTAATAAATGCTATAAGATAACTAGAAATAGAAAGGGTCTATTATGACAAAACAAGAATTTAAGAATACTGTTAAAGGTATATTCTCAGTTCGTTGGATTAAGAACGATGGAACTGAAGGTTATATTCATAGAGGTATTTTAGGATTAAATAAAAAGGTTGATGGTCAACCTAATGAGCATAGTGATTATGTATTAGTTTATAAAATAGGTAATGGCTATGGAACTAGGCGTAGATGGGGTAATGTTAACCCTAATACTATCATTCAAATTAATGGTGTTGCAGTATGACTAAAAAGAACGATTTAGTTACACTTAACAATGTTGATATTTCTCCACTAGTTCGTGAACTAGTGGAGTACTCTAAATCAAAAAATTCAATTGGTGATTTAGAGGATTTAGTAAGTAAAGTTCCAATGGGGAATAGTCCAGATTGGAAATTAATTAGTGGTGTATTGTGCAATTCAATAGTTGAATGGGCATCACAAAATAAAGAGGGGAAAGAATTAATACAGCACTTACAAAGTGATATTGGCTACTTGCTAAAAAGAATGGGTTTAACCCAATAATCTAATAGACCCCAAAACATTGGGTTGAATGAGAGGCGAAGGAAACTTCGCCTCTTTTTTTATGCCTAAATTCCAGCATCTCCGAAGTCCTGCTCCTGCGTCCCGGGCTGGACATCATCAATGATAAAATGGCGGAAAAGCAAGGAGTTTGGAACTGGAGTTTCCCGGGCAGCACCGGGTCAACCTGGGCTGTGGATAACTCTGTGGATAACGTGGATAAATGGAGTTTGGAGTTTGGAGTTTAACGAAGAGGACTTACAGATATGACTACCATGCCTCTTCTATTGGGTGGGATATCACTAGGTAAACCGTTTTAACACCCAAGTTCATTTGCTCGTGGGGAGATAGGACTAGCCGTCGCCCACTTTAGAAACTGAATGGTCGGCGTTGACCGATTGCTGCATTCTATTTCTAATTACCTTATAACACGAATCCAAAGCGAAATCAATGGCTAATTCAGAAACTTGGGGATAAACTTCAGGAAGAAACCCCGGGCGCGCCCGGTGCCCGCCAGCTCTGGACCAAGGCCCAAGCCACATCAGTCGTGGAGTTTCGGAGTTTGGAGTTAGTGAAACAGTACATACGCAATGTAAACCACCAAAGCCAACTTCAGGGGAACTATAATCATCAAATAATCCATCTTTTCCTTTCTAATTCTTGCGGCATGCTGCTGCCCGGTCCATGGAGGAAGCCACCTGCTTCCTGGATCCTGCATTCTTCCCAGATTTCCGGGAGTTTAGGAGGTTCACCCTGTAATATAATCCTTCACCAGGCGTCTGTCAAGAGCCCGGGCGAAATAAATGTCGCAGACTTCTGCCATTCTCCGTGCGGCGTAAACAGGATCGCGCGCCGGGCGCTGGAAGACTGACCCTGAAGCTCGACCCTCAAAAAATGGCGGAGTTACGGGAGTTTCGGAGTTTCAACTTGACAGCTCCAGCTGCCCGGATCCCGGGCGCCTGGAGAGTTATCCACAGCTTATCCCCAGCGACATTAAGTCGCTGGAGTTTGGAGTTTGTGTCTAATGCTCTTGTGGGGCAAATATGTCTTTTATCCCCTGTGCAAATCCTTTCTCTTGCTCTTCAGCCATTACTTCAGCTCGTTTCGCATTGCGTGTCATGACAGGAACAACCCCGTCATAATGGTCTGCAATCCGTTTTAATGTTTCGCCATTCTCTTCAATGGCGTCAGCCACTCTGTTGAGGGCTTGTGCGATTGTGTCGTCTACTACCATAATAACCTTTCTACTTTCTGAGTCTGTTATGAATCACTTCAAAGGGACTCAATCTACTGTCTCTTTTTATATGTGCTACAGCTACACATAATAGTATTATACCACGACCTTATCCACAAAGCAAGAACTCATTTCAACTATTTTCCATGGAGGAAGACGCCGGGATCCCGGCCACTGGAGCCGCGCTTCCAGCTGCGCCGCAGAAAGTATAGGTATTCTGGGGAGTTTGGGGAGTTTCATCACCTGCTTCCTGGCGAAGGCCGCTGCATCCTGAACCCGGGCTCACGGAGAAATGGCGGATTTGTTAGGTTTTATGGGGAGTTTGGGAGTTTGCGCGGCGCGCCGGGCGCCCGGTGCCCAGCTGGGACTTATCCACAGGTTGTTAACAAGATAATTACATATGGGGAGTTTGGGAGTTTGAAAGCACTTGACACAGGTCTAGGTCCTCGATGCGCCCCTCGTATAACCCGGGCACTTGGTCCAGGGTCTTTTGGCCTAGGTCCTCGGCCCATGAGCCGTGAAACAATTTGACCTTGTTGTCCTCGAGCCCCCCAACCAGGATATAAACTGGCGCACTTGCGTTCGCGTGACGCAAATTCCATGCCTTTTGGAAGGGTGAAATGATACACTTTTTGTTACAGTGTATTACCTTCAGCTCAAGCGTGAAGAATCCTGTAACATTGTGAAATATTAAGCAATCAGGGAATCCTGGAGTGACGTAGCTTTCAAGGCGTGAAACAATGTAGCCATCACCACTTTTCAAGCATTTCTTTAAACTTTTCCAAAGCCTGGTTTCCGGCTTTACGGTCATACTTCGTCTTGTCTTTTACTATCTTCTGCTTGTACTGGGGTGATGTCCTTAAGTCCTTCGCTATCGGATTTCTCTTCTTGAATATCAAGGACCACTCCTTCTTTTTCTTTTCTGAATTTTCCATCTAATCCTAATTCCTTTAATGATTTTAAAACCTCATCACGTGACATAGAGTCGATACTTCCTGTCCTGATTTCTTTACGGTCAATGTACAGTCCGGCCGCCTGTCCACGCAGGCGCTCAGCATTAACAGCAGCGCTAAAAGACTTTTCCACCAATGACTTCTCACGAAGCCTGGCCAATTCCTGCACGTGCTTCTGTAGTTTAACTTCATGCGTCTTCTCCAATTCAGCTCTTCGTTTAAGTACAGCATCCACCACCTTGGGGAATCTTTTACCATTCAGTAATTCAGACGCTGTAATATTAGCGCGTTCCTCCTTGTAGCCGGCCTGCCTCGCGCATTCCGTCGGAGTCAAACGCCCTTCATTCTCCGCATATATCTTAACGAATACTCGCTGCTTATCAGTGAGTCCGTCACTCCTGATTGGGTGCTTTAAAGCCCCTCCACTCTGCCTTGTTTTTGCCACAATGGTGGCACCACTAGTGGCACCTCTCAGCCTTTCATCTACCATCGAATTCCCCGCTCTATAGTTGAGTTTTTGCTCATTTGTTTTATCATGTGTAACAAAAGTTGCTTGCGTCGTTTAGAGTAGTGCCACCCTAGTGCCACCATATAAACCATTGATATATATAAG